GATGACTGGAGGCAACGTGACTGAGTTTGATAAGATTACTCCTCAAACATATATTGATATGAATGAAGAGTTTGAGGAAGAAGGTACTATGGTAAGAATCAAAGTTCCTACACAGGAACAACTTGATAAATGGAAAAATTGGATAGATCCAGACATGCATAAACGAACCGTAGAGCCACGGGATATGGTTCAGGATATGCGGGATGCTTATGGAGGAAACCCCAATGACTGATGATGTCCGTGCTGAAAATGAACAGAAGTGGCAAAAAGCAACTAATAAAGTTATCGCTGATGATTTAGTCAAAAATATAGAAAAACTTCTAGGAGGAAAATCTACATACTATGTGTGTAGTGATCTAAAAACAATGCATAAAAAAATTGTAATCGAATATGATCACGAAGTAAAATGCAACCATTAATTTATTCCAACGGTAGTCAGGAGTGCGAGAGAGCAGAGAGTCTTCTGAGAAGTGTTCAATTTAATGAGACATTAAACCCAAGAGTTTTTCTCCTTGGATCTGATTTTAGTGATAAGCAATTTCGTGCTGAGTTTGGAAGTGACGCTGAGTACCCTCAGATTGCCATTGGACTTGATCATCGTGGTAGTTTGAAAGAGACACTTAAGTACATGTCAGATCAAGGCATGTTTTTGTAGCACCTAGTTGACTACATAGTATATGAGGTGTTATAATAACACCGTCGTTCATCCCGAAAGGGACGCAAGTAAGTCGCGGAACGGAGCGTTCATCCCATGGTTGATTTCCTACTTTATTCTAGCCTTCTATGTGAAGATGCTGATGCAATCATGCTCAGGATCAAGCAGAATGATAAAATGAATGAAGTTGTTAGATTAGAATTAGTTGATACAATTGTGGAGGCAACTCCTCATTGTCCATGGGACGCAAACGACTGAAGGAACGGAGTAAAATCCCTACTACTTCAGGAGTAAACTCATGAACACACTCAACCTCATTCGCAAGCAGATCAATAAGGCTGCTGCTCTTCACGACGCTCAGATCACTCACACTTCATATCGTGGTGTTGAGTATGATACTCGTTGTGTAGAGAGTAAGGAAACTCACGGTACATTCTGCTATCGTGGTAAGACTTACACCAAGTGAGATAAACTTACTTTACAGAGAGAGTTAAAAACTCTCTCTTTTTTTGTATATTTGTTAACTTTAATGAAAACTTAATTAAGTTAGCATACGATGCCTACATAAGATAGGATAAGGAGGCAAAATATGTAACCAAAATATCCTTTATTATTTTGTGTCCTAAAGTGCTATGGAGGACATTATGCACAATTTAATCTCTTACAACCAATTAGCTGGTTGGAAACAAAGTGTAGAAAAATTGACAAACACTTTGGATAAAACATTAGAAGAATCCGACTTAATCAATGATTATTATAACTGTTTAATAGAATGCGACGAGCAACAAGCTACATGTAAAAGAATCTGTAAGGAGATTTTAAGTTAGTATGCTTGGGGGGTTGACGCCCTCCTTTTTTTTATGTAAAATTGTTTTATCAGCAATACATTTATGGACAAAGAGAAACTCAAGCTGATTGTAAGAAATCTGGAATCTTTGGTAGAATGTCTAAAGTCAGAGGTATACTCTGATGTAGATGCATATCAAACAAGGCAGGAGAACTTTGATGATCCTGCAAACTATTATATAAACGACTACGACGAAGTATTTAATGACGATGATGGATACCCCGATTAAATTAATTAGTGTTACTCCTGATGCAGAAAAACACATGGCCTACTGTGCTCGTGTGTCCAATCCCAACAACCAAGAGAACGAAAAGTTTTCTGGACTTCTAAGGTATTGCGTAAAGCATCAGCACTGGAGTATTTTTGAACAAGCATATATGACTCTAGAGTTAAACACTACCAGAGGAATTGCGGCCCAAGTGCTTCGACATAGATCTTTCACGTATCAAGAATTTTCACAACGCTATGCTGATAGTTCCCTACTCGGTGAGACGATCCCCCTTCCAGAACTCCGCAGACAAGACATTAAGAATAGGCAGAATTCTACTGATGATTTGGATCCGTTTGTCCGACAAGATTTTCAAGTCAAAATACAGCAGCACTTTGAAGCAGGAATGAAACTTTACAAGGAGATGCTTGACGCATCGATTGCAAAGGAATCAGCCCGGTTCGTTCTGCCCTTAGCCACGCCCACTAGAATCTACATGACGGGCTCTGTGAGATCATGGATCCATTACATCGATTTGCGCTCTGCAAACGGCACACAGAAGGAGCACATGGACATTGCTTTGGGTGCTAAGAAAATCTTTTGCGAACAGTTTCCTTCCGTTGCTGAGGCAATGGAATGGGTTTCATAAATATTTACACTAATACTTGAGGTTTATGCCAACTTACCCTGTTATTAACTTAGAGACTAAAGAAAAGAAAACCCTCAGTATGACTATGAGAGAGTATACTGAGTGGAGAGAAGAGAACCCAGGATGGGATAAAGATTGGGCCGCAGGTGTCGCCAATTGTGGTGAGGTTGGAGAGGTTTATGACAAACTCAAAAAATCTCACCCTGGTTGGAACGATGTCCTACGTAGGGCGTCGAGGATGCCTGGTTCCAATGTAAACCCTGTCTAACTTCTATGCCAGCAAGAAACAAATCAAAAACTCCCGTTCCATTTGGAATGTCCAACAAACAAATGAAAAGAAAGAAACCAATCAATTTAGACTTCATTAAAAAGATTGAACCTCTTACAGCAAACCAAGAGGAGTTTTTTAGATCTTACAAACTGGATCAGAACATCGTAGCTTACGGTTGTGCTGGCACAGGAAAAACATTCATAGCACTTTATAATGCAATTAAAGAGGTATTGAATGAGAAGAGTCCTTACGAAAAGATTTACATTGTTCGTTCTTTAGTTGCGACTAGAGAGATTGGGTTTCTGCCAGGAGATCATGAAGATAAATCTTCTCTGTATCAGATTCCATATAAGAACATGGTTAAGTACATGTTTGAAATGCCAGATGATGCATCATTTGAGATGCTCTATGGCAACTTAAAAACCCAAGGAACAATCGGTTTTTGGAGCACATCATTCATTCGTGGAACAACTCTTGACAATGCAATCATCATCGTGGATGAGTTTCAGAATCTTAACTTCCATGAATTAGATTCAATCATCACTCGCGTTGGTGAGAATTCTAAGATCCTTTTCTGTGGTGATGCTACTCAGACTGATTTAGTCAAGCAGAATGAAAGGAATGGCATCGCAGATTTTATGAGAGTTCTTCGTATCATGCCATCATTCAATATTGTAGAATTTGGCCCTGAAGACATTGTTCGTTCTGGACTCGTCAAAGAATACATTCTTGCTAAGATGGAAATGAATTTATGATTTTTGTTACTGGTGGATGTGGCTTCATTGGAAGCAACTTTTCTCATTATTTGTCAAAGCAAACAGACGAAGAGATTATAATTCTAGATAAAATAACTTATGCAGCGGATCCAGCAAACCTGGATCCGCTTGAATTGTCTATAGAACTTGTTGATCTTGAAAAAAATAGTCAAGTAGAATATCTTTTTGAAAAGTACAAACCGTCAAAAGTATTTCACTTTGCTGCTGAAAGTCATGTTGACAACTCAATAAAAGATGTCATGCCTTTTGTTGAGTCAAATATAATTGCAACCATTAATCTTCTAAACTGCTCTGTAAAATCAGAAGTAGAGATGTTTCATCACATCTCTACAGATGAGGTTTATGGATCTTTAGATCTTCATGATTCACCATTTACTGAGCAAACTCCATACGATCCAAAGAATCCATATTCTGCATCTAAAGCATCAAGTGATCATTTTGTTCAGGCGTTTCATAACACATATGGAGTTCCTGTCAAAATTACAAACTGCTCCAACAACTATGGGCCTAGACAGCATAGTGAGAAGATGATACCTAAGATTATTAAAAACATTCTTAGTGACAAGAAAATTCCAGTCTATGGAAAGGGAGAAAATATTCGTGACTGGATATATGTTGAAGATCATTGTGATGCAATCTATCAAGTTTTTCTCCACGGAAAAGTTGGTGAGAAGTATAACATTGGCGGAGAGTGTGAAACAACAAACATCGATCTTGTCAAAAAAATTTTGGAGATAATGGAATCAGATGAAAGTTTAATTGAGTATGTCACTGATCGTCCTGGACATGATTTGAGATATTCTATTGACAATGCTAAAATAAGAAATGAATTGGGATGGAAACCAAGCAATAATTTAGAACAAGGACTTCAAAAAACAATCAATTGGTATCATGAACTTTACTCATCATAATTATCTCGGTGATCTTGAACTAAACAAGAAAGAAACAAATGGCAT